TGTTGTTGGTTATCTGTTGTAGAGATAAAATATAAACTATCGTTCATCACAACAGGTTCTACATCAGTAGCCATAGGATAGTTAGTTGTATTACTTAGTGATACTGTAGAAGGACTAAAGATACCTTCACCTACTAATTCGTACTGTGAATACTTAGTAAAGATATACAAGCTATTGTTAAATGGTTTAGCATAGTAAATTTTACTTGCTTGGTTACTTGCAATAGTAATATCAATTACATCTGTGTCTACAATATCGGTTACTGTAGTAGCATAGAAGTTTGTGTAGTTAGCTGTTTCAGTTAAAGTTACACTATCAGCTGATGCAATACCAAATCTATTCTTATAGAAGAATAAATCCTGAATCTTTTGACCTAAAAATGAAGGGTCTGGGTTGTTCTCATCATTACCTACACGAGGCAGTGACCAATCAACTAAATCAAAAGTAAAAGTAGCTACACCACCTACTAAAGATGTTCTGTCCATCTTAACAGGCATATTGATAAGCTGTCCTCTGTCTGCCTTAGGGTCTAAACATTCTTCCCAAGAACTTCCATTCCACTTAACATAGTAGTCAGTAAACGTATTAGACTCATCACCTTTAATCTCAACATATACATTACTAAAAGGCATATCTTTAGGTAAATCAGTAATCTTGTTTACAGTACCTTTCCAACCTTCAGATGCTTGGTTACCCCAAGAATCCCATGAACTAAAAGTAAAGTCAGTTCCATTATCTTTAGTAATTTGTAGAATAGAACCTAATCTAGTAGCTGTAAAACCTGCTCCTGCATTTATTTTAGCAGCAAGTAAATCAGCGGCTACATCTGAGTCCTCTGCACCAGTTGCAGGGTCAGTATCCGTATTACTAGGCTTGTTTGGGTCTACAGCATATGTAGTACCATCTAAGTAAACTGCGTAGTTAAATGGATTATATCTATCACCACTACCACGTTTAAGCCAATAAAAAGCTACTCTATCGTAGTTAGCACTTAGTGGAGTAGTAGCCGATAAGTTAAGATTTGTAATACTATTTTTACTAAATACCCAAGTTCTATCTTGTACAGTAAGACCTTTAAGATTACCGTTGGTTAAATAAGCTTTAATTTGTGTTTCGTTAGTAGCATTGTAAGCTACTGTCATTTCAATCCCTGCTTTATTAAAGACTCTTACAGGGTCACTAGNTTCACCAGTTTCAAGCATAATATACTCTTCATCATCCTCACCCCTATCGTAGGTATGGAAAATAGTAGCTGTATCAGCATAGCTTACTTCTGAGTTATTTAGTACTCTTTGAAACTTTGTAGGAGGTCGTTTAGTCAAGCCTTTTACTAAGTCAGGTACACAGTTAGTCATTTCTTTACATTGACTATCTAAAGCTAACTCAGGATTCTGTTGTGTAACACCATTAAAAAACGCAGGGTACACTTTATTTATCTTTGACATACTAGCTCCTATTATAGTGCAGTAGGGTTAGTGCCCCTATCAATTAATCTACCACCTCTAACCAAGTTAAACTTAGATAGTTTTAGGTGTTCTCTTTCAAGCTTAATACGCTGAATATTAACTTTGTTTTCTAATTCTCGTTGTGTAGTCTCATCACCATTCAAATATACATGTAAATGTTTAGCGGCAATTAAGATTACATAAGTTCTAAAGATATCTGGGATATTATCAAAACTAATTTCTAATCTAGCTGTCATAGTAACAGGGTCATCAAAGACAGAAGTCATATCCGCTCGTGAATATAAGTTACCACCTTCTTTAAAATAATCGTTGTCTTCAAAAGAGATTACATTTTGTGGTAGTGTAATGTAGCCATCTGTATCAGGTACAAAAGTAGTTTCAAAAGTATTAAACCACCACTTCTCTTCTTGTTCTTCTCGTAGAGTTTCCTCTAGGATTGTTCTTGCTTGGACAGCTTCGTGTCCTTCTGGTAGGTCATCAATAACAACCCCTGATGGTACAGGAAGTTCTCCAATATACCTCAGCATTCTATTAATACCATCAATAACTGTCATAGTATTTTCCTTTTTATTTATATTTAGTGAATAATCTTTAGTGAAGACTCCCCGAAGGAAGCCTTCTAAAAGACTACTCAATAGTCTTTATGCGTAGTTACTAAACTACTGTACCACCTGTGATAACACAAGAGCAAGCTGGCTTAAGAACACCACTACCGTAAGAGTAGTAAGTAGTCATAAGAGTTGCTAACTGTTCAGGGATATAGTTTACTTCAGAAGTAACATCCATCAACTTAGCTACAGCTACAGCTTCAGAAGTAAATAGCAATGCTTTTAGCTTCTTGTTTGTACCTGCTACGTCAACTGAAGAATCAACTGGAACGTAGTTAGACTTGTAGATACGAATACCTGCAACTTCCATTACTGTACCTTTGTTGATACCACCGTTGTCACCAGAAGTGATGTCTTTGTTAACTGCATCTGACTGTGCTAGGTAAGAGTAGATTTTAGGAGAAACAACTAAGTACTTCTCACCTGCTACATCTTTCTCTTCCATTGCTGCTACAGCTTCAAATACTGCTTCAATAAGAGCATCACCCTTAGCTTTAGGAGTAGCACCTGAATCGATTACATCGTTGTTTACTTCAGTACCATCAGCCTGAACCGCAGAACCACCGATAGTACCAGAAGTCTGTGATGCAGTCACAAGTAAAGCCGCAACAGCTTTGTCGATTTTAACCGCTAATGCTTCACCAGCTTGTTTAGCTAGTTCACCACGTGTTTCGAACATAGTATTTTTATATACTCGGACTATAACAAATCCCTTAGGACTTACATTATTTAGTCTCTGCAAGTGGGTCTACAAATGAGTTGTTACTGTTGTAATAAGAAAGTATTTGTTCTGCTTGCCATCTTTTAAGTTTAAGATGTGACACAAGTTTAGGAAGTATTTTATGTCCTAAGCTTCTATCAGACAAGCCCATAGGAAGTATTAGTAGTAAGTAGTTTCCACCTTCAATTGTTTGCTCTACAACCTTGTGGGTTCTCCCAAAAGATTTGGCAATCAAGTCTATAGCGGCTCTGTCTCTAGTGTGACAGTTATACCTTAAACATCTACCTTTTTCTGCTCTATGTTGTATAGAACCATCTGCATCAGTATATCCTGCTAACCACGCCCATGTGACATGATTCTTAGGCTTAATAGATTTAGTGTTGTCTCTTGACCACTTTCTATATCTACTTACTGCAGCTGAACTTGCTTTCTTTTTATTTAGTCTATCATACATCCAAATACTTCTGTCTATATGTAAACCTTTTATTACACAGTGTTTTTTAAACCTATTTAACAATGAAATAGCAGTTTTACCATATACTGTCCACTCAATCATTTCTGTTCGAGTACCTGCTGGCTTAACTTTTAAATTACCTACTTCATAGTGGTCACAAAACCATTCTAATACCTTTACATTTCTCTCTTCATTCTTTAATGAGATTTGAAATCTAATATCACGTGTGTGATATGTATTACCATTGTCTTGTTTTGTCTTGACAGATACATGGACATTCCCATCACCATCAAACATACCTGCTAAATATTTGTTTATAGTTTCATTATTTCTAATGTATTTCATTTGTGTTGCCTTCTTTCTTGTTATTCCGTAGAATTCCAATGTTATTTAAATGTAATTGTTACACCTCAATTAATGTAATACCTTCTCTTCAAACTTATCAACTGCTAATGCGTAGTATTCAAGCGCATCAATGTTAATGATACGTTCTTTAACTGCGATAGCAGACATACTTAGCTCAGTACCAGGTACGTGAGTGTTAGTATCTGAATCAGATGATTGTCCGATTACAGGAATAGAGATAGAAGAACCAGAGTCAATTGACTTAGTAGTTACTAGGTCTAAGAAAAGCTGCTTACGGTCAAATGCAGTTAGTACTGAACCGTAATAGATTTCTAAAGAGTTATCCATTTCTGTAGGAAGCCCACGAGGGGTTGAAGAGTTGTTACCGATATTGTTTACTGTTAATGCCATGATTATTTACCTTTAATGATTGATTATAGTATTGTGTAATCTCAGCTTTCTTCATTAGTCCTCTTTAAGTTATCCTTCATATCCAAACGCATTTTCAACTTAGGGCTTACAGAATACTTATAAAAACAAGCATCAAGGTTACTTAGTTTAAACAGGTCTCGCTGTATAGTTAAATTAAGATAGGTAGGATTACCCGCATCTTAGCTAAAATGTCTTCCTTTAAAAAGAAGCACGAAAGACCAAAGGAGACAAAAAATCAGTCGTGCTATTCGGTTACAGAATGCCTCGTTTACGTGCGGCTAGATAACGACTATCTACCATTTTTGTATACTTAGCATCTTTGCCATATAAGCGATTAGTAGCAGCTTTCTGCCATTCATTCTTATCAGCAAAAGGCTGAAGTCCACTAGCTCCTGCATCCCCTTCTAAACGTCTAGTTTGTTTAGGGGCAGAAGTATCATATTTAAGTTTCATATACTCTAGGGTACGTAAAACTTTATCTTGGTCTAGTGAATCAACAGCTTCGTTGTATTCTTTAATTACATCTTGTGACATATTGTCAGAAGCCCAATTGACTACATCAACGTAAGCCTCTTGACCACCTACTGAGTTGTAGATTGTATCACGTACTGAGTTAGCATAGGACTGTTGACCTTGGATGTAAGCATCTACCTGAGCTTTGTTAAACCCAAGCTTTTCTAACTCCTTGTAAGAGTTATCAGATAAAGAACCATTATCAACTACTTCCTTTTCATATTTAGATACATCCATTGTAGGGGTATCTGTAGGAGTAGTTTCCTCTGACTCTTGTTGAGGCTCTTGTGGAGCTTCCTCTTTAGGTTGTCCTAGTTTCTTTTGAAGTTCATTGTAAGCAGCAACTAAATCTTCTTGAGACTTAAACTTACCTGCAATTAAATCTTCTTTCTCAGTGCCATCTTCGTTATAGCCATCTGGTACACCCTGAGCTTTCTCTTCTTGAGATTGCTGTGATTCTTTATAACGTGCCAAGGCTTCTTGTTCTTCTGGGCGTAGCTCTCGTTGAGGCTCACCTGAAGGGTCTGTGATAGTATTATCTACTACTTGATTGTCTACTACTTCTTCCGACATATTTACTCTCCTTTAGGAGCTGCAACCTTACGTGCAGGTTTAGTCTCTTCAACTGGAGTCATATCAATAGAGTTAGGATAGCCTTTCTTAGCTTCTTCTTCTTTATCACGTAAGAAGTAATCTGCATCTGTGATAGTATTAGGGTTCTTTTTCTTTAACCCTTCTTGTTTTAGTTCATATAAACTTTTAGTCTTAGCCATTATGGTCTCCTTTATAGCTATTATTGTTGAGGCGTAGTTGCCCCGTCTACTAGGTTACCTGCTCCTTGAGCTAGTAACTGTTGTTGCTGTTGAGCTTGTTGCTCTTGTTGTAACTGTTCATCTGATTTGATAAGGTCAGTTGTATCTAGTGATAAGCTGTTAGCAATTCTATCAATATAGTTAGCTACATTCAAACGACTTAATACAATCTCAGGTGAACCTAGTTCTTGAATCAACTGATTAAACTGACGAATCTTGTCTAGTTCTACGTTTCTACCTAAAGCTTCTACACCTGTTACAATTACCATCTCAATACCAAGTGACTCGATATCAGCTTTTGATTGCGCTAGTAATAAGTAAGCTAGTGGACGTTGTAGCTCAAGTGATAAGATACTGTATACACCNCCTAAAGATTTCTCTAGGTCAGCAGCAATATATCTAATCTCTGTAGCTGTAGTACGTTCACTATCACGTGCAGCACTTGAGGCTACTAAGAAGGCTTGTTCTAGTCTCTGTGTCAAAGTCTGAATCATATTCATAGGAACTTGTAGGTCAGCCCCTTTATCAACACGTAGAGTAGTAATATCCTGTTCTAAATCACCTAGAATACAAATACCATTCTCAGCTTCATTAATATCATCTACATCAACTGTTGAACCTGGACGTTTACCAAATACAACTTTAGACATCACAGATGATGCTTCTAGTAATAGCTGATATAATGCTTCTAGTGAGCGGAAGTCACCTAGATACTGTTCGACTAAACCACGACCATAACTCTCACCATTGATAGATGTCCATCGTAGTGGGATGAAAGGGAGCTTGTTGTCTTCTGTATAGGTTACATCTGAACCTTCTACAAAAATATCTTCTACTTCCTGGAATTCATACCAAGTACCTTCACGCTTAATAGCACGTGTATAGATAGTCACCATCGAAGTATCTTCTGCTTCTGGTCTTTCAGCCAAGCTTTCTAAAATGTCTTCTGGTAGTGTATCTTTAGTCAAAGATTCTTTACAAATAATCTCCATTGGATTACCTGCGTAATCACGTAAGACTACATAGTTAGCCATCTTGTAGCTTTTAATACCTTTCTCTGTTTTGTACAGAAGAGCATTACCACCAATAATTAGTGATTTAATAGCCTCAAAAATAGGAACACGTAAAGCTTCTCTTTCGATTTGCTTCATTAGCTCTTGTTCAAGGATTACTAAGTTTCTTTCTACCTCTTCTTGTCCACCTTGTTGTTGTTGTTTAACAAGCTCAATAACTTCTGGATTAGGTAATAATCTAAAGAAGCTAGTATTAGGTGGTAGTAAAGCTAGTAGTAGTTTACTTGCCAGGTTATGTACAAGTTGACTACCTACTGCCTGATAAGGTGTATCTAAGTCGTCTGTTTCTGTGTGACCATCATCGGTTACAACAGAAGGAATAGTAAGTTGTGAACACTCTCTTGCTCTATCAAGAACAGCGGAGCGGTCAGCATCTAGCTTAGAAAACTTTTCCTTTGATGAAGAGGCTTGTGCAATCAGTTCTTCAACTGTATATGTTTCACCTGCCATTTATTTTCCTTAATCTTTTTCAATCCAATTCACAGCCCAAGCTAAATCAATAGTAGCTCCTGTGTTTAGTGTAGAGGCTACTATAGCAAACTTTTGTCCTGTGAACAAAGACAACCCAAGTCTTGATGCTTCTACATCTGATACACTTGAACTTGCTGGAGTATTTCCATGTGAAGCTGAACTATAGGTATATAGTGTTAAAGCTACTTGACCTCCTGTGAAGCCTGTAGCTGTTGTGTTTACNNNTAGTTCACTACCNNNTATATCTACGTAAGCTCCTCCTACCTCTTCTACTCCCCCTACTAACTGAATACAAATTGGTGTATCAGCACTAGGGTTATANGCTAAGANTTCTAAATGNTGCATCAAAGCTCTAAGNTTAGGTATAGTAGTTGTNTTTCTAAATATAGCTATAGGGNTTGTTGTATTCCCTACACTTGTTTTAACTGCTTCTCCTACGGTATAGGGGTAACAGTGAGGCGTATCACCTCGCATTATAATAGAAGACATTAGCTATCCTTATGGAGTAGTTGTTCCAGTGCCTACTGAAGTTCCTGCAGCCTCACCACCAGTCATAGGAATTTGTAGTGACTTAGTGCCTTGCTTAACGGCTTCACGTTTACGCTTCATTTCTTCTTCAGGTGTTACTGCTTCTTCTTGTGTAGCAGCTTCAGTTACAGCAGGTGCAGCAGGAGGAGGAACAAATACTGGCTTTTCTACAACACCACCACCACCTTTACCACCACCTGCGTTAATACCCATCACAGATACAAACCCTTCTCCGTCTAAACTATCTTGGAAGAATCCTGCTAGGCGTAGTCCAACAAACTTTTTCATAATTAATTCCTTATATTTACTTTACTTTTTAAATTTTTAAATACTCTATTGACTTCTTCTACTTCGTAGATATAGGTTTCATATACCTTAGTACCATTTAACTTTCTACTAATCTTTTTAGATGCTTCTGAGGCATAATAGTTTTCAAGTGGAAGTTGAAGTAAGTCACTTATATAACCTGATTGTAGTGATAGTAAGTAAGTAGCTCTTGAGCCTCTATGCTCAGGTAGAACGTAGAGGTAGGAGTTACCTATTGTAGGTGGTCGTAGTCCAAAATATGTATTATAAATGTAACTAGAAAACCCTATTACCTCACTATCTCTTACCGCTAGGTAGATAGACCAATGGTTATTCACAAAGTCCTCTATACTAACTGTACCTTCTCCAAAGATTTCCTGACTTAAACTAATAAGCAAAGCTTCTAACTCTTTCTCAAAGGTATGGTCGTAGAGTACAATTTTTATTGGGTTATTGTTCATTGTCGTTTACTCTCAATAGATTCAAGAATATCTGATAAATACTTTATAACCTGTTGTCTCCCAATCAAGATACCTAGTTCCTCTTTTTCAATAGGTCTAGTAGGTAGTTGGTTGGGATACTTTTCTAATAAAACTTCTATAACTGTATCTAAAGAAGTAGTTTTAGTTAGCTTCATAGTATCCCCTTTTGTAATCTTAAAGTTTATCTTTATCTAATAATGTCCATTCTTTTAAAGTGATGGATTCCATAGGCATATTTGCGTACCATTATACTGATGCATATTAGCTAATCTCATAGTGTTTATAGCATCATCAACAGTCAATCCTTTCTCCTCATAAGCAGCTACAACAGCTTCCCACATTTCTTGTTCTGATGTGAGTCCATCAAGAATCTTTGTAGCTTTTACTTTACCTACTCTTGGGATACCTGTGTAACCATCTGAAGGGTCTCCCATTAAGGTTTGTAAGTAGGCGTAGTAAGTAGCTTCTTCTTTAGTTGTCTCAACAAACTCGTCTGTGTGATAGTTGTAGTGAGTGCCTTCTGTTTGATATAATACATCTTTATCAATAGCACACAACAAATACTTATCTGGGTTAGTAGTCTTTTCATATACCACATAATCATCTGCTTCCATACCATCAATCACTATTGACTTGTACTTGTCTTTTGAGTATTGTAGTAAGGCATCATACCCTAAAGGCTTGTTGAGGTTCTTACGATTCTCTTTGTAGCCTAAAGGATTCTTGTACCTAAAGTTATTGCTACCAGTATAAACTAGAACAACTTCCTCTAGGTCAACAGCACATAATATATTTTCTATAAATAAATCAAATGAAGAGTAGCATTGGTCTAAGTCTGTTTCCAAAGTTACTGAGGGTTCTTCAAGCCCTAGTGATACTTCTAGCTCATTCCAAACTGTTTTCTCTTCAATAGCAAAACCTACTTTATATAATAAACTATCAGCATCAACTAAGGCAATCATATTACTCCTCCGTCTCTTCTTCTTCAACATAAGACAGTTCGATATCACCTACAATAGTTTCTACTTCTTCAACACTAATATGGCCGTCACCATCTAAAGCTTTTTGAATTGCTTTATCAACAATAGAGTAACTTCCTTCCATGTGGTAATAGTGTAAGTCAGCTTTACTCACAAACTCAGCAATTAAGCTGTTCATAAACTTCATTGTAGACTGCATCCCTACTGGCTCGTCTAAGGTCATAGCTACAGCCTGTAAGTAACAAATACTATACTCAGTATATAGTGATACTAAGTCAGCTACTTGGGTAGGTGTAACTCTTTCTGAGTCAGCCGCAATGATAACAGAAGACTTAAAATCTTCTTTGATTGACTGAGGGTCAGCCATATTATATGTTTTTGTTAGTGTTTTTAATAAGCTCATATTGTCTCCTATAGACTTGTTGGCATCTTTTCTTTTATTGATTTTTCTACTTTATCTTGAAACCTAGCTTTGCTCCATCCAAAGCAATCTTGACACTGGAATCTTTGGTATCTAATCCCTGCTTTTGTTGAATAAGTTCCTCTCTTCTGTAAGTGAGTACCACCACATTTAGGACAAGTATAGCTATCTTCTTGTTCTGGTGTGTAGATGGTAGGGTGGTTTGGATACCACGGTTTTAACACATTGTATAACTCTTCTAAAGAGATTACATCCATAATGTTATACGCCATCATCTCTTCCCAAGCTTCTTCATTGCCTAGTAAACATTCTTTCCACAAACTATAACCAGGAAACTTACCATGTTTTAACTTCTTATCTTCACATAACTTATCAGTTAAGTATTCTAATTTGTTAGATGTAAAGTTAAAGGTCTTCTTAGCCATCTTTAATGTGTCGATAGTTAAGTAAGGGCTTGGTGGTGTAAAGCCATTAAGAATAAACCTAGCATTAATCTTTTTAATATCAAACTTATCTAGGTTATGACCAATAATCACATCAGCTGCATCAAGCAATGTCCACAGTTCTGAAAGTAAGTCATAGTCGTCTTCTAGTGTGTTTCTACAATCACTGTAAATAATGTTGTCTTTGTTAGCCCATTTAGCACAATAAGATAAGATATACCAATCATCTTTAATCATATCTAGTGATAGGTTGTTATCCCACAGTTTCCATACTGCTCCAAAGATAGGACTTGTTTCAATATCTATAAACAGTATATTAGGTTGATTGCTCATTTTACCATCCCCATTGTCCTGTTAACCCTGCTGCACTGTAATCAGCTACTCGTTGTTCAAAGAAGTTAGTTACATTGTCAGCACTAATAATCCAATCTAGCCAGGGTAGCGGGTTTTCTTTAACACCATAGTTACCTTTAAGTCCTAGTTGAATCAATCGTCTATCAGCAATATAACGGATATACTCTTTTACTTCAGCTTTTGTGA